GTCGCCCAGTTCGCACCCGTCGCCCAGTTTGCACCTGTCGCCCAGTTTGCACCCGTAGCCCAGTTTGCACCAGTTGCCCAGTTTGCACCAGTCGCCCAGTTCGCACCTGTCGCCCAGTTCGCACCCGTCGCCCAGTTTGCACCTGTCGCCCAGTTTGCACCCGGCGCCCAGTTTGATATTGCGCGCCTCAAATTCGGAGGATAATTCAGAAAGTTCATTGTACTGAAAGGGTGTCCAGCCTTTGCCTGAAACCCAGAGATAAATTGTTTTCATGGTGGGTATGTTTTGTGTTTAAAGTCCGTGGTTGTTAGCCCATATCACGAGTTCGGCAAGCGTTGTCGACCCTGTGCGACGCATAGCGTTTCGTTTGTGTGTTTCGACCGTCAACTGGGAAAGTGATAGTATTTCGGCAATCTTTTCAGTCTTATACCCCTCTTTATAGAGGCGGACAATCTCTTTCTCCCGCATTGTCAGGTTAGTATTAAACTCTGGGTTACAGATTACTTTATAGTATTTGCACTCCCCCACCAGCGGACAAGCAACATTCTCGAAGTTGAACCGGCCGAACTCGTCCATATCGGGTATTTTATCATACATCCCGAAGTTGCAGCGGATGAATCGGTGGGCACACCTGTATTTGAAGTAAGGGGCGTTCGCTTTGCTCTTGTTGTAAATCTCCGACAACGCCTTGAATGCCTTGGGGTAATCCAGTTCAATAACCGAGAACAAAGCATCCGTAAGCTCTTTATCTTCTTCCATGTAGGTGCGCACTCCCTTTTCATCGCGGATCTGCACCTCTCCTTCGGGGGAGTTAAAAAACTCTATGTTAATTAACCTTTGCATGGGTACCTTTGTATGGATAATCTTCTGGAAATAATGCGTCGCCGGATAGTCCCTTTTCAGAGAATTTATTTACGCAGAATGCTATGTTGTCCATGTCAGACTTGCCAGGGCGGCTGTATCCGTTCGCCCAACGCCATATTGTTGTGTTGTCCTTCCCTGTCGCAAGACGAATTTCCGCCCATAACATACTTTTGCGAATCCTTCCAAGTGTAGAAACATATTCTTGGAATGGCAGCCTTGCAGCGCGTTGATTTGCAGTATTCATATTCATATTATTTGTCCAGTATTGCCATGATCCGCCCAATGCAGGCGGCCTGCTCTTCGAGTAGTGCCGTCAAGCGGTCAGTCGATTGAATTACTTCGTTCATATTGCATCGTGCTTTAGTCACCATAGTACATTCCTCGGACACCATAGAAACCTGTCGGCACTTTCAGCAGTTCGGGGCGGTACTCCGTGGCCTTCGGCTGCTCCGTCGGGCGGTTCTCGATCTTCGCGGTCAGCATCGCCAACTTCTCGTTGCGCCAAGCCTTGCGCAGGCACTCCCCGAAACTCTTGCCCGGCTGTACCTTTTTAAGGTACCAGGCGTTCTTCATGATCTTCGATTTGTTGTAAGTTGCTTTCATCGCGTTGTCCGTTTTTATTACCTTATTCAAGGTAAGTCTTCAAATTATCCGACTTTTACCTTGGCGTTGTCCCTTATAAACTGTATATTTGCCTTAACTGTTCGTTTTCACAATGCAAATGTAAGCATATTGAAATTAATTTGCAAGTAATTTGATGATTAATTTATGAGTTTCGGAGAAAGATTGCGGCAAGTAATTGAAGAAAAAGGCATTACACCTTATGAACTTTCCGCTAAGACCAATGTATCTCAGGCGACATTAAGCCGTATTTTCGCAAATTCAACAACAAAGCCCAGTATTAAGACTGTGGAAGTGATTGCAGATTACTTGCAAATATCGCGTGACTGGCTGCTTACGGGCAATGGTGATATGCGCGCTAAATCGAAATCCGATGCGTCACTATCCAACCTTTTAGAGTTAATTTCCAGTCAGCAGGAGACTATCCGCCTTCAAGCCGAAACCATAAAAAACCTGACATCAAAGAACCAATAAATAAGGTAGGAGTAAAACCGAGCTATAAGCGGAGGGTATATGCGCTCGCAATGGGAATAAAGGGGGCTCAAAGCGAGCAAGGGCGCAAGCTCTGATGTTTAACCCTTAAACATTTTGCATCATGCCAAAAATCCGCATCCGGGTTAGGACGCAGGTGCGCACGACCGTCCGAACGACGGTTAAGCCCATCAGCAAATAACCCTGAGAGGGCGGGCGTATCCCGCCCTCTCTAAATTTTACTCCCTACCTTATTTCAAAGAACCAATACCTTCAAAAAGGCACAATCGTCAAATATTCAGTCCCCACGCTTGCGTTTTTCATCTTAAATCGTATATTTGTATCAGCTTTGTGGGTTTCACATTGCAAATATAGATATTTTATCTTGATATTATCAAGATTTATAAAGATATTTTGTATAAATAATTATTATAATATTGTCAATTTCCATATGTTATTAGATATTAAGAAGTTTGCCTTTGACATGCAGCTTAAACAACAAGATTTAAGCGAAGTTATAGGTGTAGCTCAATCGCAGATATCAGCAATGATGAATGGGAAACGAGAAATAAAAGAGGAGCATATAGAAAGGCTAAAGGTTAAATATGGCGATATAATATCAAGATATATCATTCAAAACCAAACCGGGGAAACCCCAAAAGATAACCCTATTACTAACTCAACAAAAATTCAGGAGATGGATCCACTTACACAGGACTACATCAACACCCTGAAAGAGCAGCTCGCAAAAGTGACTGCAGTAGTGGCGAACCAAACTGCAATCATTGAACGATTAACTCAGAAGGGTGATGGTGAAGTCCTCTCTCGAAGAATGGGTGCAGTCGAAAAAAAGCAAGATGAATTAACGGAAAACCTGTGACGCGTCATCGTGCAGATTGCACCCGAAAGGAGGCGAACACCCTCCTTTCAAAATGGGCAATTTTGCGATGGGCTAAAAAATGTTCTTTTCAGATATATTAATATTTTGTGCATCAGCTCATTATAGCACAAAAAGACGAGGGGGGGGGATTTTTGGATAGAGAATAACAGATACGGACATTCACCCCCATAACAAAGTAAATAATGCCCCTCTCCGAGTTTTCGGGGGGGGGTAAGTTATATAGGCCAAAAATTTAAACACTATGAAAAAAATTTTACTTGCACTCATTATTCTTTTATTCTCAGGAGTGGCATTTGCCCAAGATAAAGCACCAAAGAAATACGACATAAAAGAAGCGCAGGAAATAGCAGAAATAAACAGGATTCCAGGATTAGTAACAACATCGCATGGACGCCGTGTATATTTTGATCCGAAAATAATGCAGTATGTAAGTGAGGAGCAAATAGTCAAAAAATACGGACAAAAAACGGTAAAAATGCTTGACCAATGGTATGTAAGCAATATTCTTAATAAGCAAAATGACAATGTGTCAAGCCCTTTCCTTGCAAAAAGTTTTGGAAACCGCAATGCATACATATCTAAGTTTGACAATAAAGGAAGATCATTTAAATGGAAATTAACACCTTTGAATACTGTTATCGGGTCGTCAATGATAGGCGCATCCGCTGCAACATATATGCTTACCAGCTCAATAATCGACAATAAGATAGCTAATGAATCTGATGTAGAAAAAATATCGTCTCTTGCCAAGACAAAGCGCACGGTCGGATTTGTATGTGCAGGCACATCCGTAATCGGAATTGTAGTGGTTTTAACGGGGTTGCATAAGGAGTACGCCCAAGGAATAGAAATCGGACATAATTTAACCGTATCAGATTATGGCGCAGGAATCAGCTTGACAAAGAAGTTTTAATCCCTCCCCTACCTTTCAGCCCCGGCCGTATAGCCGGGGCTTTTTTGTACCTTTAGGACAATGAAGGCCGCCAAAGTAAGGTTTCATCATAGGGGAAAGACAAACCTTTAGAACAATCCGCCCAAGAATATTTTTTTCAAAAAATTTCATCATTTTCCATTGTTATTTAAATATCCGTCGAAATCTTTGCATTGTAAGCCTGTGAGGATGCAGGCAACGGCCGAACATCGAAAGTACATTGCTATCGTAGCAGAAGGTCTGTTGGCGCATCCGTCGGCAGACCTTCATTTATGGCAAAGAGTGTAAAAGACACAAAGGCGAACGACACAATCAAGCCCACCCGCAAAGTGGGCCGTCCTTGCGTATATACACCTGAATTGCTTGAAGCTAAACTGGAGGAATACATTGAATGGGCAGAAGATCATCCTTTAGCTATTAACAAGGTGTCGGCAGGGGAAATAATTTCAGTTCCCACAGAAAGGCCGCTTACATTGGTTGGATTTTGCGTATTTGCCGGAATTGTCGAAAACACCTTTAGAGCATACGAGAAACAAGACGAATTTTTGAGTGTCACAACGCGCGCACGCGCGACTTTCGCAAAGTCCCAGATTGAAGGGGCACTTATTGGAGCCTACAATCCAAATATAGTTGCCCGGCTTCAAGACCTCGCCGAAAAACAGGATATAACCACCAACGGCGAGAGCATCAACAAGCCTCGGGAGACGGTACAAGTCATACTTGATCCGGAAGCTGCATCTATCATCCAGTCCATCGGCAAACAAAGCACGAATGAAAATGGAGCTTGATGCACGCACATATCGGGGCAAGGTCTACAAGATCATGCTGTACTTCTTCCGCAAGTACCGCAATAAAGGCGTCGTACTACGCATATTCAACGAGGGGAGTTCCCGTTCGGGGAAGACTTTCGACACCTTCGACTTCCTGTATGACATCTGTGCTGCGGGTGATGGTGCATATAAAATCTATGTCTACCGCTCCACCTTACAAGACTGCAAGGAAAAGGCATTGGGAGACTTCAAGAAGAAACTACAATGCCGCGGGATATATGATCCCGACAGCATGTATAGCGAGAAGATACTCCCCGAATACCACATAGGCGACAGCATCATCCGGTTCCGTGGGCTTGACAAGATGGATGTGAAGGAGGGGCACGACTGCGACATCATATACTTCAACGAAATGTTGGACGACATATCGCCGGCGCAGTTCAATAACATCACGATGCGTTGTACAACAATGATTATCGGCGACTGGAACCCTAAGTATACGGAACACTGGGTTTTTGAGCTTGAAGGGCAGCCGGATACCATATTCACCAAAACAACCTACAAAGACAATCCTTTCTGCCCTGACAGCGTACGCAGGACTATCGAAAGTTACGAGCCCACGCCGGAAAATATCGCAGCAGGAACCGCCGACGAATTCAGATGGAAGGTATACGGTCTCGGGGAGCGCGCGGCGCAGGAAGGATTGATATTCCCCAACATAGACTGGATCGATAGTTTTCCGGACGATTTGGAATATACAGCCTATGGCATCGACTTCGGCTTCACAAATGACCCGACGGCTATTATTCATGTCGGAGTGCGAGGGCGTGATTTATATCTGCATGAACGCTTTTATTCGCCCGTAGACGATCCCGAGGTATTGTATAACATCGTGGCCCCAATTCTCGGTAAACAAGGATATGCCATAGCAGACAGTGCGGATAAATACGCCAAGAACCCAGAAGGTATGGTGCGTTCCCTTCAGCTGCGAGGGTTGAATATAGTCAAGGCTAAGAAATTCCAGGATAGTATAACCATTGGTATATCCTACATGAAAAACTTCCGCATCCACTGCGTCAAGACCAAGAACATGAAAAACGAAGCCAATACCTATGTGTGGGATTCTATAAACGGGCTGGCGATAAATAAACCCGTAGACAAGAATAATCACCTTTGGGATGCAGCCCGATATGTCGTGATGACTGCATTCCGCAATCATATTGCCGCATGAAACTCCTTGGATACGAAATAAAGATGTCTAAATGTTCCGAAAAGACCGGAGACCCGCAGCAAAGCCTATACATAGACTTGCGGGACGTGCAAAATCTGCTCGGGACGAAGGATGGGTTTATCGACACCTCCACACCGGACGGGCAGGCGCGCGCATTCGCGTCATGCTCTATTTTGGCTTCTATCATCACGAAGAAAGTATCCGCCATATCGGATGCCCGGTATTGGGCGAAAGACGACAAAGGGGAAGATATTGAAAAGCCGCGCGAGTTCGAGCGGATTAACCACCCCAATCCCTACCAAACTCTTTCGGAATTCGTTTGCATGATCGAGTTCTTCTCTCAGATATTCGGCAAGGCTTATATTGTGAAGGTACCTTTGGTCGGAATTAAGGGTGATTTCGAATTGTATGTAATACCTAACCTCATGGTTACGGAAAACGAGGTACCATCCTCCATACCTTCGTTTGCACCCAACTCCGATATCCGTGATTACACCATAAACCTTGGGGGCGGGATAAACCTGACGATCCCCAAAGAGGAGATGTTCGTTGTAAACGACGTAACTTACGCGCTTAACAAGATTGGGAGCGCTACTTCACGGCTTGTCGCCCTCAAGTACCCTGTCAACACTTTCCTGGCCTCCTACCAAGCCGTAAACGAATTACTCGTCAACCGGGGTATGCTCGGCATTCTCTCCCTCATGTCAGATGATCCGATGGTCGATAATATCGTGCCGGCCACCAAAGAGGACAAGGAAGCGCTCCGTGAGCAATTGGACAAATACGGGATCATGCGCAACAAATGCAAGATCGCCATTACGTCATACAAGGCATCCTTTGTGCCTGTGTCGTCCACTATTTCCGACCTCGGACTTACAGACATTCAGCGCAACTGCAAGAAAGACATCGCTTATACATATCAGGTGCCCAGCATTCTGCTCGACGTAGAAGGCAGCACCTACAGTAATTTCGGAGAGGCCAAGATTGAGTTTTATGTGAATGACATTATTCCTTCGGCACAAAACATCATGCGCGTGCTTAATAAGATATATGGCTTCACAGGATTCGGATTCATGCCGTTCTTCGACCATCTGGAAATGTTCCAGCCCTCGAAGAAAGACCAGGCGGAATGTATGAACAGCGCCGTAAATTATATCGGAGCCGCCATACAATTAGGGATAATGACACCAGAGGAAGGTAGAAGCGAACTATTAAAATATCAAATCTAATATGGAAGACAGAATAAAATCATTCAAGGGAAGTATAGACGACATCAAACGCGATCAGGGCGTTGTTGTCATTGCCATATCAAAGTTCAACGAAGAGGATCATGCAGAAGACATTGTGCGCAAAGGGGCGTTTACTAAGTCGTTTGCAGATATGTCCCGGATCAAACACTGCATCGACCACAAACAAGACTTGGATCATGTTGTTGGGACGCCTCGAAAAGCATGGGAAACAGATGAATATGCCCTCGTCGAGAGCAAACTCATACTCGGTAAGGCCGCTGGGCATGATATATTCGAGTACTATAAGCATTGCGCAGACGAGAAACGAGATGTCGAACACTCCTACTGCTACCGGGTTCTCAACAAGAACCATAACGATACTATTGCGGGAGATGACATCGCAGAGCTGCAGCTCAAGTATGAGTACAGCACCGTGTTCGCCGGCTGCAATCCCTTCACCCCAGCTCTTGACGTCAAGGGCTTGCAAAGCGTAGAGGACATCATTGCCTATCAAGAAGAGCTCAACAACATCCTGCGCAAATGCGACCTTTCGGAAGCAGGAGGAAACAGGATTGAAGCACTTTGCAACAGCCTCAAAAGCGCCCTAAACATCCTGGGCAACAAACCTTCGGAAGACACTGAAATCATCGAAATAGTCAGAAAAACATTGTTTAACTAAACCAATTCACACATGAACGAAGACATCAAGAAAGAGCTGAAAGGAATACTCGATGAATACAAGTCGGGGCTTATCGGCAAAGCAGACTTCGAGGCCAAAATGAAGGCTATCGAAGACAAAGTAGACGCTCTCGATCAAACGAAATCCATCGACGAGATCCGGGAGATAATCAAAGAGCAAGGGCGCACCATCAGCCTCATGCAGAAATCCACCGTTTCATCCGAGAATGAAGCGCAGGAGAAGATCAAGGCATTCTTCTCAGGGAAAGAGAACATCGACGCCGTAAAGGACGGCCGCACGGTAAGTATCGAGATCGAGATGAAGGCCGAAGCATCACCCATGACGACCACGACGGCCGCTGTGCCTATCGCGGCATTCAACACCGAAGTCGTACCGGGCATTGCAGCAGCGGCTACCGAGCCCAATGCGATCCTGCCCCGCTTGCAGAAAGGCACCACAAGCTCCTCCACCATTAAGTGGATCAACCGCAAAGACCCCGACGGCGGCTCGGCATTCATCGCCGAAGGAACTCTCAAGCCCCTTATGAGCTGGGGATACGAGGAGGAGACGTCTACGGTAAAGAAGGTTGCCGTTCGCGCAAAGCTCTCGACGGAAATCCTCGAAGATGCGGATTTCATCCGCGGGGAGGTGAACACCCTGCTGCGTCAAGACTTGATGCAGACCGTGGAAGAGAAGGTTATCGCAGGAACCGGCACCGGGAACGAGATCCTCGGCGTAACAACAAAAGCCCCAGGCTATACCATTACGGAGCTCAACGGGAAAATCTCCATGCCCAACATTGCCGACGTTGTGCGCGCTGGCGTTCTGCAACTTCGCCTGCTGCATTTCTCTCCCGACGTTCTCTTCCTTCATCCGACCGACAAGGCGATCTTCGACGTAACGAAAGATACCGCCGGGCATTACCTGACTGACGAGATGCGCAAGATCATCGGCAACATCTCCGTTGTAGAAACCACCAACATTCCCGCGGGTAAGTTCTTGCTGATGGATTCCTCGCGCTGGAAAGTTCGTCCCTACCGCGCGCTGCGACTGGAATGGGGCCGTGACGGCGACGATTTCAGCCACAACATGGTGACGGTGATCGCCGAAATGCGCCTTCACTCATACCAGAACTCCATCGACGCCGGGTCTGTCATCTACGACGACTTCGCAACCGTACAGGCCGCCCTGGAGAAAACCGCCGAGGCAGCAGCATAGTCATTAACTTAAACGAACAACAACATGGAAGATATGAAGAAGATCGACCTCACCAAGAGGGTAACTATCGTAAGCACAGGCAAGTCTATCTATATGCCCGAGAAAGGCAAAGAGTACAACGTGTCGCCCTTGCATGCCGAAACGCTTGTGAAATCGGGCAAAGCCACGTACAAGACCAAAGTTGCCAACTAACAAGGCGGGGAGGCGCCGGAAAGCGTCTCCCCTTTTTTCTTATGCTTATAGACTATACATACTTCGAACAGGATCCCACATATATTGCGGGAATAGACGTCAAAAGCGGATGCACCCCGACTGGCGCCGCACAGGAGATTGTACGGAATGTCGAGAGTTGCATACGCAGGTATGAGCCTAAATTCCTTCGGATGCTCCTTGGAATATATGTGGCTGAGAATATCGACAAATATCCTGAAATAGCCGCAAAAATAGCAAATACAGACACAAAACAGTCTCCCATCGCTAAGTATGTCTATTTCTATTACCTGCGAGAACATGTTGCCTTCAATACGATGGCTGGCGAGAAAATCAAAATGACTGACAACAGCCGTGCCGCCTCCCCGTGGTACAGACTTGTGCCCCTATGGAACGAGATGGTCGACGAGTGTCATCAACTGGCAGGCTCGCTATGCGGCGAAACAGACGTAAAGCCGGATTATTCGTCGGATATTTTTGAAAAGATAAACAGGTTTGGATTATGAAAATATCACCCAACGATACCATCAGGAAAGTAATTATAAAGAACGGCACCTTATTCGGTATCGGCAATAAACGAATATACGAATCTATTGCGGCATTACCCAAGCCTGACTATGTTAAGGAAAAACGTCGCATATTCGGATGGAAGAAGCACGAGGCCCGAAGCGTCGCAGGTATAACGATGGGTGAATTGAACGCCATAGAAAGGATCGAGGCCACCGACGAGTATTTCGTAAAGGTTCTGGCCGTCATGCTGGGTTTAATAAGCCCAAAGGGGAAAGGATCAAAACGCATTGACTGGGAGGGAGCAGGATACGATATTGCCCGAGAAAAGGTGCTCGAACTACAATTCATTCGCGCTTATCGCTATTTCATTGAAATACAAAACGAACTCAAAGGCGTAGCAAAGGCGTGGAAAAAGCTCGAAATGCCCCTGACGCCACAAGAAGCAAACGCACAAGTACAACGCAAGAACCGGGGCATGAGTACAATATGCTTAGGATACTGCCAGCTTGTAGGGGGTGCTATTCAGCCAAGCGATGTATGGCACCTGAGGTGGTCGACCGTATACCTTGCATATGAAGCCGAGAGGGACAAAAACATGGCACAACGCAAGCTCGCTCAGATGAACAAGCCCAAACCATCCAAAAGTCGCAGACGATGAGAAAGAGCCTCAGTAAAATATTCGAAGATGCTGCCAAAGAGTGCGGCGTCAACACATGCCTATATGCCAGGATCAAAGAGGCGAATTACCTGCTGGATTACGTCAAAGAGTACCCCGTAATGCTGCGGCTGTTCCAGGAGCCGATATACGAAACTAACCTGACAAACAGGCGTCGTCGTAGGACAACGCTTTACTTTCTCGATGCACTCGGGAAGCCAGAGCCGGATACACAGACTGAAGCAGCCCCCATTGCGGATCGCATGGAGCAAATGGCGTTTTCATTAATCGACAACCTGCGTCGAAATGGGATAGAGGTGCAGGTTGAAAGCCTGCAAGGAGTGGTTGAAAAACTGGATGCCCTGGCCGCGGGTGTAGAGGCAAAACTCGTCCTTACATACAATGTTTGCTGATGGACATATCGAAGATAGAGAACTTTTTCAGCCCTGAAAAGCTGGTTGCCATCTGTAACGAGGAATTCAGCACCCTTAAAGAGCAGGTGACAATAAATCTGCAAACAAAACGCACAAACAGCGGTAAAAATGTGAACTCCCTGAATGTCCCGGAAGAGACTACCGGCGCTACGGCAGATAGTATGGCGTCGCAAGTGGAAAGCAATGCCAGAGGGTTCACGGTCTCGTTTGTGGGACGGCATAACATCAAGAATATAGACGAGGGTAACTCTCCGCAGGATGCACAAGAAGAATTCGGAAGCTTCGAAAGTTTCTATCAGAACATAAAGCAATGGGCACGCGACAAAGAGGCACGCTATGGATTGGAATTCAAAAGCATCGACGCATATTGGGCGGCCAAGAAGCTGTGGGAGGAAGGCAGCATCTTGTACCGCTCGGGAGGGGGCACCGAGATTATCAAAGACCTGTTGCCGCAAACCGTGGATAACATCGACAAAAGAATTACGGAAGTGATCGACACATCCATATACGAAATGCTCGAAACAACAATAGAACTATGATCCGATATACATTGTCCGGTACAGGAGGCACCGCAGATTTTCCCAATGATATATGCTTCACACGGGAGAAATCCACCTTCGTGCGATTTACAGCCACAGCCATAGATCCGGACTACGGCACAGAAGTGAAGCTGCGAATATCATATGGAGCAACATCAATAGTCCTATCCAGAAATGTCTCGGGAGTAGGAAAATCCGTTGTTTTCCCCTTGACGGCAATATTGGAATCGCTGGCCGCGGACTATTCGGCAACATTCATAAACAATGTGGTGCTCATAGTTGAGTTTGGCGATGGATCAGCCACTCACACGCTCAATACTATTCTTATCGGCACCTGTGAAAAAGAAATAATCCCTATCTCGGCACAGAATGCCGCCGCGGGAGATGTAACCAACTACCCTTCCGCCAGGAAAATCGTGGTATACCCCGGGTTCAACATAACCCAATCCATCTTTATCCCCAAGCTCACGACAGAGCAAATAGAGGTGGAAACAGAGAATGGGGTCATCGTCACCAGTGGCATGTCCTCGAAACCGTTTGCGGAGTTCAATCCATCGACGGTAAGATGGGATGGGGATACGTATGTTGAGATAAGCGTCTATAACCCCAACCTTGCCAACACCTTTCAATTTCCCATCGAGATAGATAGGTGTACCGATGGGATGCTTGTCAAATGGACGGATAAAGGCGGCATCCCTTACATATATCGGTGGAGTATAGAGACGGCGAGGGACGAAATATCTATCCAGGATGCCTATTCACTACTGAATGAGAACCTGCAACCGTATGAAGCCCAAAGTAAGATACTCACAAAGACATACACGCTGCATAGTCGCCTTGTAGATCAGGATATATACGACCTGTGTAAATCCATCCTCGCCGGGCGCGACATAAGCTACTACGACAGCGCAACGGAGCAATGGCGCCGGTGTAGTATAGAGGAGGGAGAAGCCGAAGATAACGGCGCTTATTTTAAAGATTTAGTTGTAGAAATTACCGATAAGACCTATAACGTATGACCTACTACGAACTATACATAAACGACATCCTGTGCGATCTGTCCAGCGACAACTATATATCCTTGGTATATCAAAGCCCGATATTTTCAGGACTGGACATCATACAGTCCAATAGGTCGTACAATATAGATTTGCCCCTGACGCCGAAGAACCGCAAGGCCATAGGCTATGCGGAACGCACCGACATCTATACGGATGCACCCTATGTGAAGCTTCCTGCAAGATTGTACCAGGAGGGTGTCCCGCTGTTCACATCCGGATACGCCGTTATTACGGAGATTTCGGACGTAATAAGCGTAGTGCTTACGTGGGGAAATGTCGACAACTTCCAATCCCTGTTCGATGCAAATTTGCGCGACCTGGCACAAACGCTCTATTCCATGAACATAGGGTCGATACCATGGAATAGCGCATCGGCACTCCTAGAGTATGGATATGACAGGCCGCAGATGGGATTCTTCGGCATTGATTTCGGGCAAGGCATCGCCAACCCCGAATACATGCACCCATCTATCGAAGTGCAAGATGTACTCACGGCTATTGAGCGGTACAATGGCATCACCATCGACGGCAAAGAAAGACTGTATGGAGGACTTACGCATCCTTTATTGCTTCCTTTGGTGTCAAAAAACGGAAATGAGGAAAGTGGAAAAGCGGAAACAACAATATGCAAACTGTCGCAAACAACATTCAATGGGCATACTATCTTAAAAGGCGCTGCACCTACTCAGCATCCCGAATATGTGAGCGGAGAATATTTTGATGTTAAGAATGCCCAAGGCGTCAGTATGGTAATACAAATCTCCGGGTTCCTTCGTTCCTCAAATATTGAAGACATGCGCGGTCTAAAGATATACATTGCATCTTCTGACGATTATAACACCAGCATTGCAAATATAGGTTTTAGTGGAATGCAGGAAAGCGACCGAATATATATATATTGCGACACTAATATTGATATCCCGCAAGACAAGGTTCCGAAGAGTGGGTATATTGTAATTGTAGTAAAACACACAAAGCCTGTCGATTTTAGCGGAGATATATCTTTTTATGCCTACCCTCGCGAAGAAGTGAATTTTCCCTCTATTTTCCCAATTGCTGTAAATCTACCCGATATTTCGCAGGGAGATTTCCTCTCGGCCTTGATGTCTATGGCCGGACTGTTCGCATACCCGGATAAGGACGCCCCGGATACAATCAAACTCATAAGCGTAGACGACATATACGCCATCACAAACAGAGACACAATAGACTGGAGTCGCAAAGTCATCCTTAATGATCGGCATGATGTCAGCCATCCGGAATCTTCCATATTTTCGCTCGATGACCTGGCACAGAAAAACACGCTCGATTATGACAACGACGACGATGTGATCACGGACACCGCCGGGGAAATACGGATCGAGAATGTCAACATCGACAAGGAGAACGAACTCGTGGAGCTTCCATTCTCAGCGTCCGAAAATGCCCCACTTGCATCGGATGCCAATGCGCTGTGTGCCCGCATTCCTATGTATACGACATCCGACGACGGGAAAACAGTAGACTACAACGAACCCTCGGCGCGAATCCTGCAAGCCATCATCGACGATACGAGCACGGGGTTATACTGGTTCGGATATTTCGGAGAAAATATGCGCTTTGGTGGTGAGAACGGGATCGTCGCAAAGAAATACAACGGATACCAAAAAGCCGTGGACAAACTGCGTCTGATAACAGTAAAGGCCAAGTTAACAGCCATAGATCTGCATAACCTTGATTATACAAAGCCCATATACATAGGTCAATTCGGGCAGACATATGGCCTGTATTCGGTAGAAACAGGTGAAAACGGCATATGCGAGTGCCAACTGATCCAGTTGCAGGCTATAAAAGAAGTTGTTATTCCGGACTATTATCTGACCATCAACGGTTCGGCTTCGGACATCAGTCGAGCTGTGGGCAGCAGTAAGACCGTTGTAGTATTCACCTACCAGACGAACGGTACGATTCAGGTTGCATCCCAGTCTGGCATGTTTGAAAACATCGCTTTTGCATCCGGCATCCTTTCCATTGGTGTAAAAAAGAACACCGCGACGGAATTGCGCACGGGGGAATTAGTCGTGTCTGTAAAAGAGGCGCTGGGTATCACAAGAACGATTACAGTCCAGCAAGCTGCCGCAGAGCCCTAGCCTGCTGCGCGCCGCCCGTTGAAACTCCGCCTCACGGTGACGGACGACGAGGGCGCGCCCTGGCCGTCTCGAAGAACGATACGGGCGGCCGGCGCACGGGGACGATCTCGATGCAGTGGGTCAACATAGAAGCGAGCGAGATCACGGCCTACGATGTCGAGGTCTCGCAGGAACCATAAGATTTCATTAACCACTTAACCATATAGAGGCATATGGCACAGCAAGATACGATAGACAAAATTATTAACATCCAGTTCAAGTATTCGGAGCTGGTGCAGGGGTGGGTGGCAGCATCCGATGCTATTGATGATGCAAAAACCAAACTGCAAGAATTCAAAAAAGAGGGGAATGCCACAGGCATTGCCAAACAGACGCAGATTATCAAAGCCTTGCGCACAGAAATGGCCGCATATACCCGAGAAATGCAGGCCAATATCAAAGAGGAAGTTAAGCAAGAAGGAAGCATCGAACAACTCAGAGGCAGCATCGCCAAGCTAACGGCAGCATATAACAAAATGAGCCGCGAGGAGCGCAATGCCGCCAAGGGCACCGATCTCGCCAAAAAGATAGCTGGACTACAAACGGAGCTTAACGAGGCAAATACGGCATTGCTTAACTTCCGGGACAACGTCGGTAACTATGCAAGTGCTGCTAAAGGATTCTCTCCTCTTACCTTTCAAGTGCAACAACTTGCAAGAGAAATGCCGTCGCTTACCGTGTCTTTGCAGCAGTTTTTCTTGGCCGTATCCAACAACGTGCCGATGTTCGTTGATGAACTGAAACGCGCTACTGCAGCAAACAAAGCATTACGCTCCGAAGGAAAGGCGACAATACCTGTATTTAGACAAGTAATTTCGTCTATCGTCTCGTGGCAAACAGCTCTCGTTTTAATCATCACATTGCTTACAGCATATGGCAAGGAGATAGGGTCGTGGGTTAAAAGTCTATTCTCGGCCAAAGAAGCTATCACAGCAACCGAATATGCGCAAAGGCAACTAAATGCAGCCCAATTGGAAGGTAGAAATGCTGCTCAGGCAGAGGTGGTGAACTTACAAATACTCTACAATGCGACCCAGAATACGGCATTAGCCTACAAAGACAGGCTAAATGCCGTAAAAGAGTTGCAGAAACAATATCCTGCCTACTTCGGGAACATGTCACAGGAGAAGATATTGGCCGGAGAACTGAGCGAAACCTACGAAATGCTCGTCCGAAATATCATGGCAAAAGCGCAAGCAGAAGCCGCGCAAAACCAAATCGTGACTAACCTGGAGAAGAAGAATACCATAGAGCAGATCCAGGCGTATCAAAATCTGACCCGCGTAATGGCAGATTATAACAGACTTAAAGCAGAGGGCGCCGACGATAAAATGCTCGAAAGTTATGCCAAAGCGGCATACACGCTGCGTAAGGAGGTCGATTCCGAGTTAAAGAAAATGAACGAAGATTTATATAACGAAGTTCGTGACAATAGCAATAGTTACCAAGAATACATAGACAACCTCGATGCAGCAAACAGCAAGCTTGTTAAAGTCGCTACTGACAACCTTCTGACCTTCCAGAATACTCAGAAAGGGGTGGATGAATCGTCAGAAACATCAATCGAACAATCTGCAAGATGGATTGATGAATTTTACAGTAAAATGGCAAAAAAGCGTACGAAATTACTGGCTGACTGGCGAGTTGCCTTGAGCAGGGAGGTATCTAAGATGGAGGCCGAATTAAATAAAGAATTACAAAAAACGGATAGTGAAATATCCGACAACTTGAGGAAACAACTTGAAGAGCAAGAGCTGGAGTATAGAAATAGAATCAACGAAGCCCGTCTGATCGACAATGATTTAGGTGCAGCGATGGAGATGGTAAACATCTACAAAGAGCAAATTGCACAAATAGAGAAATTGGAAAGTGTTTATCGGGCTGCAGGCAAGACCGACGCAGAAATACAGGCAATACGAATTAAAGCACGTATGGATCTTCAAAAAGCGGAGGAAAATGTAGCAAACATTCAGATAGAAACGACACACAAAAGTTTAAGCCTCGCCGCACAAACAGCAGGAAACCTTGCCAATGTATTCGAACAACTTGGTGGGGAAAGTGAAAAATATGCTGCATTTGCCAAGGCTATGGCTGTCATGCAAGTTGTGTTATCTGAATCTGTAGCTATAGCAAAAGCATGGGAAGGGAATGCCGCTCTTCCATTCCCGGCAAATATAATAGCCACCGCAGCAAGCGTTGCTGCAATTGTCGCAGCGATGGCCAGTGCATTATCCTCTACTAAATCTACGGAAGTTCCTAAATACGCATCCGGAGGTCTTATTACAGGGCCCGGTACTGGTACCTCTGATAGCATTGTTGCCCGGGTATCGAATGGCGAGGCCATTATGACCGCCCAAGCCGTGAATGATTGGGGTGCCGTATTGTCGGCTATGAATGTTTCCAGTGGTGGCAATGCCATCCAGGTATCCAATTTACCCCAACGCGGAGACGGAATGAGGGGCATGGAACAAATGATGGAACGGGTGTTGCTCAACCTCCCGTCTCCTATCGTCCTCGTAAAAGACATTGACAACGGACAGAGACGGGTGAAGGTAGCAGCCAACCTTGCAAAATTGGGTAGAAAAAAATAGTATGCCCCATTGTTATCTAAATGCACACAGGCATATTTGCATCAGAGCTTATGGTGAGGTAAGCAACAGACGACAAAACGAAATGACGCGTACATCCAACATATCTGTCGGCGGCCATAAAGCTCTATTAGTGACTTTTTGTAAAACTAAATAGGCTGAAAAATGGCAGAACAAAACGCATGCGCTGAGAACCTTGGCGCGAACATCCTGAATGACTGTAACGACGATTACGGCAAGGGTGTCGAGAAGATCGTTTACATCATCAAAAAAGAGGACATCGACCGTAAGGCATCGAAAATTGCGGGAAACGTAATCAGCACCCTCGTCCTCAGAACCGGAAAGAAGGCATACACTGCTTCGGCTCCCTCAAACACACCTTTCAGCGGCCTCACATACGAGGATCAGAACGCCACAATCGGAATGTCCTTTAACAAGACCATCCCTATCGTCATGCTGGCGGATTCTCCGACGAACGCCCTCAATGTATCCGCACTCAAGCAGAACAAGTACGTTATTATCTACGAGAACAACAACAAGGGTGCGAATGGCGAACAAGCATTCGCCGTCATAGGCTGGGAGCAGGGCGCCGTCGGGCAGAACGCAACCCTTGACAAGTACAGTGACGACACGCAGGGAGGCTGGACTGTCGACATGATCGAAGAAGGCGCCAAAAGCCCGCAAATATTCTTCTTCTCGACGGACTACGAGACTACGAAGGCGGCACTTGATTCGCTTTTGTCGCCCGCCTCGTGATGAATCCCGAAGTATGGTACAGGGAGAGGTTAAACGCCTCTCTCACCGCTTCGGATAAGCGGACGATAGAATCCCATTACGAGATGGTAACCGGGAAATCGTTCGCTGGCAGTTTTTCCCCAAACTGCCCGAACAAGTACAAAGACGCGATAACGCACATTTTAATCAAGATGAAACAGGACAACACGGATAATGGCGGATATGTCCTCAAACAAGGAGCATTTCGCTACAAAGGTAAGGTCATAACCAATGCGAACATGACCGCAGAAGCGGCAGAATGGTGGATACATCAGAACCTGGACAACAGAGACCAATTTGCGAGTTTGGGCAAGGATTACGACAGCTATGCCACCACGTCGGTAATGATTCCCGCCAAAGAATAATGACGCCAAACACCTGTAACGTGGAGAATGTTACACACATAAATTACCATAGTGATTTCAGGCTTATTATCCGCTTCAACTCGGATAAACTGCCCGATTATCCGTGGCGTATTACATTCAGCACCCCGTCGACACATACAGTCGACAAATACGTAGCGTCATTCGATGGAGAAAATTACATCAATTGCAAGCCCGTCGACACGCTCCCGGGTGCGGCAATAGTGTTTTTCGATCATCACAGGCTCGGGTGCGGAACATTGGGCTACATTCTCGACATGGATATTCCCGATAACGAATTTCCTGACGGGAAAATGGATATTGAAATCCCGGGTATCGAGACTATAGAATTATGGCCGGGGAAAAGCGATGAAACGGAACTCCCCGCAGAAATTATTGTGGCACTGTTGCAGATGCTCAAAGGGTTTTCCCCCTCTATCGAAGTCGAGGAGAACAATGACGACAGTTATATCCTGCGGATAACAAACGAAACCGGGTCATATCTCACCCCGAACCTGCGGGCTTCGCTGAATTTGGCACAAAGTACTGGCGACAGCCAGTATATTGCCATGTCGCAGGATGCTACAACAAAAGCCCTTGCCGAAAAAGTCGACAAGGAAGAAGGGAAAGGGCTTTCTACGAACGACTACACCGACCAGGAGAAGGAGAAGCTGGCCGGGCTCTCCAACTACGACGACACGGAGATAAGGAAGGAGTTGTCCGACAAGGCATCCAAGCAGGAACTGACGGAGGCTGCGGCGGGCGCACTGGCTGAAGCAAAGTCGTACACGGACACCAAGACAACAGAACTATGGAATAATGTCTGCGATGTGTTTGACGCCACGTCCGAGGAGCTCAACAGCAACATATCCGGCGGGGATGCGCAGACACTGACCGAGGCCAAAAACTATACGGACAAGGCGATCTCAGAAATTCCCACCCCGGACGTCAGCGGCCAGATCGAGCGGCACAACACCTCCCCCACGGCGCATCCCGACATTCGGGAACTGCTCAACACCTGCGTAGGACTGCCGGAGTTCAACGACAAAACCTACGAGCTGACCTTCACGACAAAGGGCGGTGCGAAGTTCATCATCGACCTGCCTATCGAGATGATGGGGCTGCATTACAACGAGGATACCCAATCTATCGAGTTCGTAAATGCCGACGGCTCCATATCCTCCATCCCGGTTTCTGACTTCGTGAAAGTATATGTCGGCTCTATCGGTTCCGAGATACAGGTTACGGTCGAAGGCTCCGAAATCCGCGCCTCCCTGCTCAACAACACCGTATCCTGGGACAAGTTGACACTGGCATTGCAGGAGATGATCCAGGGCAAGGCCGACCGCACGGAGCTTCCCACGAAACTGTCCGAACTGGAAAATGATTCCGGATATGTGACTTCGGAAGAATTGAATACTGAATTAGGCTACAAAGACCACGTAGCCTACATCCTCAAGGACTTTACGAAGAGCTATTATAACAATACGGGCTCGGACATCACGGATCGGAGCATGGTCGTTACGCCTACGCAGTCAGGCGTGACGTCGAACTTCTCCCTGACCAGCCGCATCCCGGTCGCAGCTTCGGACTTTATTTTCGTGCGCATGAAGCTGCGCGTGGACAAAGAGTGCTCTTTGCGGATCATTACCTATTCGGACAATCTCGACCAGCGGGGCCGCTGGTTCGTCCTCAAGGCAGACCGCACCTACGAAATCTACTACCGCGGCAAGGCGGCGTCGGTAGCGGGAGGGCTGAATGTGGGCACCAGCATATCCGCAGCCACCAATATCGGCCAAAAGGTCACCATCGAGGATTTGATCGTCACGCTCAACAACTATGACACATGGTGCGATGCCGAGAGCCGCGCCACGCTGAAAAACTTCGACACGGACTCCTTCACCGTGGACGAGGGCGGGACGGGGCATTTCTTCTCGGTCGCGCAGGCGTGCGATTTCGCAAGGGACGCCTTCGATGTCGTGAACAACGCGGTCACGGTGTTTATCCGCAACGGCCTTTACGATCACGAGGCTCCGAAGAATGTGGCGATGGGTTACCCGTATGCGATCATCAACAAGGGGGCGAACCGCATATCGCTTATCGGCGAGAGCCGCGACGGCGTCATCGTCTCGTATGAGAACAACTCCGTGAACCGCGCCAAGATCATCGAGGCGGGCGGCGAATGCACCGTCGCCAACATGACCGTCAACTGTCTGAACGACGAGAGTTATACGGACGCCAGCGCCGGCGGTCACCAAGCCTGCTACTGCGTACATGTCGATTCGGTCTTTGCCGCATCTGAGCGATATTTCACGACGATACGGAACTGCAAACTCTTCAGTACGTGCCATTCACCCGTCGGCGCGGGCCTTGCCGACAACCAGACCATTCGGTTAGACGGCTGCGAGTGCGTCAGCGACACGCACGTAGGCACTTCGACGGGCGCGGCCACCATCCACGCAAGCACCGATGCTGCAGCGAAAAATATGGCCGTCGAGATCATCGGCTGCCGCCTGCTGTCGCTCGACGGAACCAAAGCGCTCTACATGCCCGACGTGGAGGGCGGTGCTCCCTTCACACAGGTCGACGTCACGCTGCTGGGCAACACCTACTACACGACGGGGCCGGAGATCACCGATGCCGACTTCTTGTCCAGGCACAAGCTCACGCCGTGGTCGGATGCTTCGTTCAGCGAAATTTCGGTTATCGCGCACTCGGATTGCACGCTCGAAGCGCGCGTGACGCACCTCGAAAGGCTGCTCATGGAAATGCTCTCGGGCAAAGTGCTGATCCCGGAGTTGCAGGTGAAAAAACTGGGCGTGTGGGGCGACAACAACCTCGTCGTCATGGGCGAGGGTGCGCCGACGAAAGCCCCCGACCGCGCGGGACAGTTCTATGTCGATACGAAGAACAACGCGGTCTACCACTCCGTGGGTAACGGCGCGGTGTCGGACTGGAAGAACGCTTAAACTACATACAACATGTCACAAGTCAACAAATACGCCAACAAGGCGGGTTACACGGCCGACAAGAACCGCAAGGACACGCAGTCGGCGGTATCATACATCGAGGACGACGGGGCGCTCATCTACGACGGCGTGAACGTCGTTGTCGACCAGGATGCCGCGGATGCCGGCGATCTTGCGGTCTTCGACAAAACGGACGGCACGCTGAAGTTCGTCAAGGGCGCGACACTGCTTTACGACCGGCTGCCGCCGGAACTCGTTCCGATGGCCGTGGTCTACGGACGCCGGGGCGAGCGGGTGCGCATCGTCGCCCTGCGCCATCTGGATTTTTACAAGTGGGCAGTGGCGTACGAAGTGAAACTTTCGGGCTTCGATCTCTCTTCGGGCGGCAGTTTTACGCTGCATATTCACACCTCGGATTTAGAGTTCACCTATCCCGCCGGGGCAACTCTCGCAAGTATCGCGGCGCAGATCAACGCCAACACAAAAATAGTGGAGTATTCATGGAAAGCCACGGCGTCGGACGAGCTGAATGCCATTGTCATGGAGTGCAATGCGTGGTCCACAACCGAAGGCCATAAAAAAATATCCGCTTCGGGCTGCACGCTTACCAAGCATGCGGAAGATGTCGATTACCAGACCACCACTGCCATTATACCCCAAAACACGACGGTCAACGTACGCCGCAGAAATGGCGCTGACTCACAACTGGCCGGATGCGACAACGATGCGTTTCTGGAGTACTACAGAGAGAACGGCACGACGGGAACCGACATCCTGCCGGGCAGCTCGACGATCATCCGAGAGAGCGTTTTCACCCAAACCGACAACCCGGCGCTGGTTGCGGCCTATCCGACCTACCGGGACTATCTTTTCGGGGAACACTTGGCCCAATATCCGTCGGCTTACGGGGCGTTCCTGCAGGACGGCAAAAGCAATACGGCCATTCTCGCCCGGAAAACAAGGACGGACTTCTACGGCAAGACTGTTCCGTGTTATCCGGCCGCAGCGGCTGCGGCCGCCTATGGGATGCAAGTCGCGGGGATGACTACGGGGCTGGAAGCGGGTGCATGGTGGCTTCCGTCGGCTGAGGAACTGTGGCTGATGGCCAAAGGTCTCATATTCGCGCAGCCTTACGATCCGGTAAACAAGACACTGTACGCGGCCGGGAAAATTATCACCAAAGCGGATTATATATCCTCGTCTTCCGAGCGGGGTAATCTTTATTATTATAAAGTCAATCAATCCGGAAATGTGCACTGGGCACTCGATCAAATGGCGAAACCATCCTCCTGCATTGTACGCCCGGTATCGGAAATTTAGAACCATGGAAACACAACGACAGATCGACATCCTCGAATCGCGGCAGCTCGAATTACGGGCGATCATGGCCAAATCCGACGACAGGGCAGCCAAGTGCATCAAGTCCGGCCTTGATTTCCGGGCTATCTATCCTCTGGATTATGAGGAGTACGAAGCGGCCAACGCGGAGTACAACGCGAATGAAAAGACCCTTGCGGAGCTGAGGGCCCGACGTGCCGAAGAGCTGGCCGCCGAAGAAACGGTTATGAACTTTCAAAATATTGAGCAATGAAGATGTATATGACCAACAAGCCCAACGGCGAGCCGTTCTATCCCGTAACCGTAGCCGAAGCCGTGCTTGTTTCCGAAGGAGAAACTTTAGCCGCGGTGCTGCAACGGCTCGAACAGAGGATCGCAGAATTGGAGAAGTCGGAAGCGGCGCCCCAGGCGCAGACAAACGTGTTGCCCGAACAATAGAATACACCCTATGGAAGCATTGTGGAGATTTATAGAAAGGCTCTGCGAAAAAGTATGGCAGGTGTTGATCGGTGCCCTGGTGTACATGTTCAACGCCATAGCCCCGATACACGACATACTGACGGCCTGCATGATTATATTCGCCGCAAACTTTTTCACGGGCCTGTTCGCCGGCGTGCTCGTACAGCACGAAGGATTCATATTCCGCAAGGCTTTCAAGTGCATATCCGAGGCTGCGGTAATATCGGGACTGATGGCTATGATACTGCTCGTCGGGGACAACATCGACAACCACGACGGGGCGATGTCGGCGATCTCGCTCGCAGTATATGCCCTGATATATTTCTACGGGGTCAACATCCTCAAGAACCTGAACCGCATATTCCCGAAGAACCGATACATCGACTTCCTGTACTATGTGCTCTCGTTCGAGATGATTAAGAAGATTCCCTATTTGGAAAACTACAAACAAAAACAAAAGGACAAATGAAAAAGAAATGGATCGTATGGAGCATCGTTGCGGCCGTGGCCGTAGTGCTCGGAATCGTATTCCCGCGTTACATCCTCGTGGGGGTTGTTTGTGCTATGGCCGGATGGGTCGGGCATATCCTGTACACTAAACACATCGCGCAATGACACGAGGGCTCAGAAACAACAACCCGCTCAACATCGAGAAGACACGGGGCGGCAATCCCTGGCAGGGCGAGGTCGTACCGTCGAAAGACAAGCGTTTCGCGCAATTTACGACGGTGGCATACGGCTATCGGGCTGCCTTCAAGCTGTTGAACAACTACCAGCGTAACTACGGGCTGGACACGATCCGCAAGATGATCGGCCGCTGGGCCCCGTCGGAGGAGAACCACACGGACGCCTATGTCCGCACCGTGGCGGAAAGATCGGGGGTGCCCGCCGACAGTCGGATCACCACGACCAACCGCGACGTGATGGTTCCCATCGTAGCTGCGATGTCGTTCGTAGAGAACGGCGTCGAGGCCAAGATGCTCGACGTACAGGCCGGGTGGGATTTGTTCGTAAAGGCATGAAACGCTTGATCCTCTACCTGCTCGCCGCCCTTGCGGCCGGGGCGCTGCTCTTCGGCTGGGGATACCGCCGGGGCGCCGCGTCGGTGGTTGTCGAAGAAACAACGCGCATCGACACGGTGTTCTATCCGCGGCCGGAACCGCTGCCCGGCACGTACCGCCTGGCCGACATCTCGGTGCCGGTGCTGCTCTTCGCGCCGCCCGACACGGTAACGGAGACCGTCGTTGTGAAAATCGGGGCAGACAGCGTGCAAATGAAGGTGGCGATGGAAACGCGCCCCTACTCGGACAGCACCTACCGGGCACAGGTCAGCGGGCCGCGGATCGGCAACCTGCGGCCGACGCTCGACTGGATAGAAACATACGACCGCACGACCATCCGACAGCAGGTAGTCACCCGGCGGAGCCGCTTCGCCCTGACTGCCGGGGTCGGGGCGGCGTACACGCCGCAGGGGTTCCAGCCTACGGTCGGCGTAGGAGTAGGTATTATTTTATGGCAATTCTGACAGGTATGAAGATAATTTATAACGACATCATCCCCTTCAAGGGATACAAGGCTATCAATCTGTTCGGGATCGTATTTGCCCGCAAGTCCGCCCGCCCGTTGTCGGATAAAAATAAAAACCACGAAGCGATACACACCGCACAGATGAGAGAACTGTTATATGTGCCCTTCTACATCGTCTACCTATTGGATTGGGTATTTCACGGCTTCAAGTACCGAAGGATAACTTTCGAACAGGAAGCATATGCCCATGAAGATAACCCTGAATACCTTGAAATACGAAAACACTACGCGCAATGGAAGAGATGATTTACATATACTGGGATGACTTCCCATCGGTTGTAACCGAATAACGGGCCTTGGGGTACGGGCATAAAAAAGTCCCCAACGCTTTCCCGCATATACCACTATACGATTGTGCCAACGCACCACATTGAGGACTTATTCCTTGAATCGGTGTGTTGGCTTTTTGTATAGTGGTATAACAAATTTATAATAAAAAATCGGGAAAGTATATGCGTAAATCAGAGCTTTTTGCACAAATACTCGAATGTGTTGCATTTGAAACTGAAATAGCTAAGGAACAAATCCTTTCGAAGGATAAATTTCAAGATGTGGTCGATGCGCGCTACATGCTCGTACACTTCTGCCATAAGAACGGCATGTACACCACCGACATCGCCCGGATGATGCGGTTCTCCCGACGCGCCATAGAGAAGATGGTCTCCGGGTTCGATGAGCGCAAGCGATACAGCCACCCTATATTCGAAATACAGTGCGAACTTATTGCGAAGAAGTTGCCTCCCATCTGCGCCCCAATGAATTGATATGCCTGCCGCCCGCAGCCACCTTTGCAATGTTGCAACAGGTGAACGCCCGGCCTTGACAGGGGCGGCAATCATTCAATAATCATTAAAAATGGGTTCGGATAAAACTTATATTTTCGATGGAGGCGGCTCGGGTGGCGGCCTTGACATCGCGGCTCTCGTCTCGTCAATGATGGGCAACAAGGGCATGGATCCCAACCTCGTAGCGGCACTCATGAACGGTAATAATAACCGTGGTGCATGGGGCGGTGACGGGTGCTGGTGGATCTGGATCATCCTGCTGTTCTTCTGCTGGGGCGGCTTTGGTGGCAACGGCTTCGGCGGTAACAACGCCAATGGCCTTCCTGCGCAGCTCAACGGTGACGCCGGACGGGAACTTCTTATGAACGCAATCCAAGGGAACGGCGCAGCCATCAATCAGCTGGCATCGTCGCTCAACTGCTCTACGCAGCAGATTCAGAACACGCTGTGCAACATCCATGGCACCCTCGGCATGTCAAGCCAGCAGATCATCAACGCTGTACAGTCGATGGGATGCCAAATCGGCAACCAGATCGCCGCGTGCTGCTGCGATATGAAGCAGGCCATCAATGGCGTCAATGTGGGCATGGAGCGCGGATTCAGTAGCGTTGCCTATGAAACACAACGTCAGACCTGTGATTTACAAAACACAATTCGCGAAACTTCTCAAAGCGGGACTACAGCGATAATTTCCAAACTGGATCAAATGCAGGCAGCTGCATTGCAGGATAAAATTGATGCCCTGCGCGAAAAGAACAGCACGCTGACCACGCAGCTCAACCTCGAACACCAAAACGCCTACATGGCCGGTGTTGTAGGACAGGCTGTAGCACCCGTGAACGCCGCTGTAGCGGCTTTGCAGAATGACGTGAATAGCATCAAGTGCAAGCTGCCCGAAACGGCTACCGTGCCCTATTCGCCTATTGTCGGTGTGCCTACGTGTATTGCCGCACAATATGGTCTCGGATATGGTGCAGGGTTTGGCTTTGGGGGGAGCGGCGGATTTTGGGGATAATGCTATTATTCGCCGATAGGTGAAATGTTCTTTGACTTACTGATAAGAGGCTTCCCAATCCGAAAGCCAGCGCCAATGAAATCCTTTCAATGTGCGAGTTGGTTTTCGAATGCATTCATATATTCCTCCGATGTGAAATCCGTGTAATTGATGGGCTTCGGATGCTGTTTTATATTTTGCAACCAATATTCCATTTTTAATCTGGACAATTGGCTTTCTGTTTTTCTTGTTGGGTATTCTTCGTGCTTTTGCTGCACACTCTCTTGTGACAGGGTTAAGCATGTTCATTGAACGAGTACACCAACGAAGATTACGTGCCACATTGTTCGTCCGGTTCCCATCTATATGGTCTACATATGCATAGTTATTAGGATTGGGGATGAACGCTTTAGCAACAAGCCTATGGACTAATTCAGTCTTATCTACTCCGTGTAGGGATGTAAGTCTAACTCTCAAATATCCTCCCCGATTTGGGCGAGGAGTTAATATGCGAGGTTTAGTCATCCAACTATTGTTATTACCTCCGCTCACGCGATGGGATAGCGATGAAACCCTACCATAATCAGATACCGCGAAATAGCCGAGCGTACCATCAATAATACGCCATTCTTCTCCTTCGAGAGCAACACTCTCTATGAATTCCCGATTTGTCATTGCCAAACAATTTAGTGGTGCCAAACGAGAAAAAGAGGGAAGGACGTTTGGCAAGCCCTTATCAGTTGGTCATGACTCCAACCTATCCCGATGTAAAATTAGTTATAATAACTTAAAATACAAAAATATGGCAGTATTCCCATTTCAGTATGTTAACCGCAGAGGCATACCGGTACTAAAAACTACAGGCGTGACAGTGGAGACCACAGGGGTTGTGTTTTCCTTTCCCAACCACGCATTTGCAAATTCGTGGTACCGGGGACTCGTGCTGGTTGAGTTGGTACAGGAAATCCCTGCCGGCACAACGGGAACACTTCCCGTGCTGTTTGAAACCAACGGGCAAAATAAGAATCTGACGACGTACAACGGAGCAAATGTTACAGTATCGGATATTCCGGGGTCAGGGGTATACCAGATATGGTATGACAAGCAGACCGATACTTTGCAATTGATGACCGGTGCCGTCTGAATAAAAAAAACAATTAACCGAAAGACGGGGAGGAGGGCTCCTTCTCCCCTACCTTTCACAAATCATTAACCAAGATGTTTCAGAACTTGAGAAAAGGCTCCTTAGTCTACGTTTTCGACAACAGGGAACAGCCTAAGTTTTATACAGCCAACGTAAAAGATGTATCGGCACCGTATTTCCCGCCCCAAAAGCCCGGGCAATTCTCGCCGATGCCGCAATTCATCAACATCTCGATAGAGGGCAACGAGCCCTGGGGCGTCCCTATGCAAGCGGACATCGTTTCGAAAGACGGCCTTACCGTAGCGACGACACGTGAAGTGTTGAAACCGACCATCATGGAGGCACAGCAGGCAAGCCGTGACATCGTGGAATCATTCGACAGGCACAAAGCCAACCTGAAGGTCTACGATGAGATCCTGATGCAGCTCGATCCCGAAGCTGCGCGTTCAAAAGAGCTCGAAGCCGAAAACAGGGAGTTGCGGAAGATGCTCGCTGACATGAACGAACGGCTGAGCCAGATACCGACGGCGGAAGAACTGAGGAGCCTTGTCAAGTCTGAACCACCTGCAAAAACAAAGTAACTATGGGTTGGAGAATCATAGGTGAAGGCCGTGGCGGCTTCGGCGGCCACGAAGAGGAGATGGAGCGAGAGCTCCGACGCGCCTACGAAGAAGGCTTTGAAGAAGGCCGGCGTGAAGGCCGTGGCGGATACGGTGAGCGTGGTGGCTACGGACAAGGTGGCGGCTACGGCGAACGTGGCGAGTATGACCGCGGCGGGTATGAGTATGACGACGCCTACGGCGAACGCCGTGGCGTAAGGGGTACAGGCCCCTATTCGCGGTATCGCAGGCGGTAAACCGGAGGGAGAGGGCCGCAGTGCCCTCTCCTATTTTAAATCGAAAAATATGGACAGGTTAGATACACATGAAAACTTCCCGGCAGGGTTCCGGGAATATCTCGAAAATTACGGTTGGCACTTTTCAAAGAAGATGTGCGAATTCGCCGTTGGCAAAATGAAGAAAAAGGATGCAAGCGGCAAAGAAACCCCTATTACGCCCTATTCAAACGACGAGGTTCACCAACTTCTCAAACAATATGGCGTAGAATTAAAAAACGATGTAGGATACAATGCTTGTTACGTTGCAAATATGGCAAAAGCAGACTTCCTTGGGTCGTCGTTACCGAATGAACAGTACTTGGCTAAATTCGTCAAAGACTATCTTGATGATATAGACGGCGCACCAACAAGAGCAATGGATGAATACTATGCAAAGACAATAGCGGAAGGCATTCCAATAATATGGGAGGACATGGTCTAATCACAGTACTCCCAGCGCATATTTCTATGTGTTTTTTGATGGCCGCTAAGACATTGTTGTATCCCTCTATATTTATATATGCCAGCCTTTGTTGCGGCAATTATTGAAGGATATACAGTTTCTTCGCCATTGATAGTTATGGATCGAATCTTCCGAGTTCCGAATTGTTTGCCATAAAAATAACACTTTGCACCAGACTTGGCCTTAGAAATACGATTTACAGTTATGGGATTCAGCAAGTTTTCACTAAGCGTACACCAGCGTAAATTTTCAATACGGTTATCTGTTATAATTGTATTGATATGGTCGATACATGGTTTATTGGCAATATTTGGTAAAAATGTCACAGCACATAGACGATGCACAGAACAACGCTTGTGTATGCCATGAACGGATAGCATGACGCTCAGATAGCCGTTTAAATACGGTGTTTGACGGATTATTTTACCACGATGAGACCGTAAATGATTATTCCTTGCATTGACTAATCTATCAAGGCTCTTTATGCGCCCCATAGTAGATGCTTGATAGAATCCCTCATAATTGGGAATGTCGCGCCACTCTTCGTTTGGCAAATTGTCTAAAGATAGGTTTTGATAAGGCTCCATATTGGACAAAAATAAACATTTTTTTAAGAATGAAAAATATCGCAACGCTCGTCCGTAACCTGCCTGCCGACAAGTACCAGGAACTAGCCGGGGCGGTGAACGACGTATTCGAGAACAAGCGCTTCAACCGGGCACAACGCAGAAGGCTGGCGCGAAACTGGCGCAAGTACGGAAAAAGGGAGGAAAAATGAAGATTCGGGACTTGAGTATTCACAAGTATGGTTGGACGTTGCGCATATATTATGCCGTGACGTGCTACTATACGGGCGAAATACTCAAGTCCCTTACCGACATCGGATGCCCCGATACGGTTCTTCATCGCGTACAGGGGAATATGGAAAAGTGTGAAATGGATACGGGATTCACCTACTCCAACAAGGAGCATCGGCAAAGTGTCATCGTAATAGGGATGCACTCCTCGCCGTGGGAATTTCTCAACAGCTTTGAGCACGAACTGCGGCACCTCGTAGACGATATAGCCCTTACTCTCGGCCTGCCGATGGCCGGGGAAGAGGTAGCATACCTTACTGGCGAAATAAACCAGGCGCTATGGGAAGATGTGCACCAATTCACCTGTTGTAAATGTAATGGACATGGAAAAAGATGACACCCAATACTGGATGGCGATGCTCGAAGTGAGCGAATGCTGCGCACCCATATTCGCTGCCGTCGTATGCGAGTTGATGAATACGATGTAGTTATATTTCCGGGATTAAATCAACGGCTTCACGCTTCTTTTCGTCAATGATTTTTGCGTATATCTGAGTTGTTTGGATATTAGTATGACCGAGCAACTTAGATACAGTGTATATATCTGTCTTATAAGTTATTAGCAATGTTGCAAAAGTGTGACGCGACACATGATAAGTCACATGTTTTTTTATGCCCGCTTTTTTAGCCCATTTATCTAAATATTTCTCAATCACCCATACCATTGGGAGAGAAAATATAATCCCGGTCTCACATTCTGTTTGAGGCAACTGATTTAAGGCATTTGCAGAAAGGGGCACCCAAATTGGCGTGCCTGTTTTTTGCTGTATTACGCGCACTTGCCTTTTATCGTCATCTATCCATTCAATATCTTCCCATCTTAATTTCTGAATGTCCGACAAGCGCAACCCACAAAAGCAACTGAATAAGAATGCCCTTTTAACCATATCATATTCGCAGGGCGTGTTAATCAACTTTTTGATTTCCTCCATCACAAGAAACGTGCGCGGTTTATTTTCGGCTTCTGGACGGTCTTCTGCCGATATGGAATCAGCAGGATTTTTTTCGATAACCCCCTCTTTGACAGCCCTATTCAAAGCTGTAGATAATACTTGAAAATACAGCGCCCTGGTTGCGCCAGTTAATAACTTTCCTCCACGCCCTCGGACTTTGTTAAGGTATTCAATATACCCCTGCAAATATTGCTTGTCAACCTGTTTGAATGTAATTTTGTTCCCAGAGTATGCCACCAGATGATTTATTGAATTCTTGATGCTCTGAGCATACATCCTCCCTCCCTTTTCCAGGTATCGTGCCGATTCGGATTGCAGATAATCAATAAAACGTAACTTAACCTGCGCCTTTGAATTAGAAAAACCATGAGAGCGATTCTGCATTTCAACGATTTTTTCAGATTTTATAGCATTCGCCAAGCTAAGCGTCTCTTTATTTTTTATCCTATCAGCATTCGAGTGTTCTGGGATAAGATATAAATGTAAAAAATCATAAACACGATGCCCAGACTGGT